AAGAATTGCGCGACTACTTCGGCGGGCTTATTGGTTGCAAGGTGCGCAATGCTGACGGGAGCCTCAGCAAGAAAGTGCGCGCCGACGTTTATGCGATTTTAGGTTACGTGCCGGCTGGTTTCGAGTGCTGCTATTCTCAAACTACTTACAGCATATTTGTGGAGGTTAAGGCGACATATCCGGCGATCGATAGCGAAGGCGTGGAATACGTTAAGGCGAGCGCGGGCATTTGTGAGCTGGAAAAACAATGCGTTGCCGCTGTCTACACGCATAAAGAGAAGCCCCAGGGGTATGACGCTGACAAGTTAATTAAAGAGATTGAGGGAGTGTGGGCCTTCTTCACCTTGGCTGATTCCGCGGCGGGCAATATCGGCGATTTTCACTGCTATTTGCCGCAAACACGATAGGGCCGGCAAAGGGAAATGTCACGGGTCCCGGCAAGGCCGGGGCCATTGGCTGCGCTTATGGTTCGCGTGGTGGCCTTACAGTTTAGAAAGCCCTGCGCGGCAAGCGGTCTGGAGAGAGAGGATGGGGCAAAAATGGGGTGTGCACGCCCGTTTACGGGCTAGAAAGCGTTGTGGGGGAAGGGATGTCAGGGGAAAGTGCGTTTTTTTACAGGACCACACATATAGTTTTTTGGGTAGTACAGGCGCACCCTTTGGTATCACCCCGGGACAAAAGAAAAACAAGCATCCAACTCTCTATTATCTTCTATATTCCCTTAAGACCCCCTCTTCCCTGCCGGCTTTCCGAACCGTAAACGGCCGTGCACAGGATACTTTTGTACTACAGCTCATTCATAAGCCCAGCCTATCTAGCCCCCTCTCCTTTGCCGGCCGATAAAAGCGGGATTCATGGCTCGCGCTATTACAGTCGGCGCACAAGCCATAGACGGATGGAGCCTTCCCAGCGCGAACTAATCCCGGTTCACCTCCTGCCGGACAGCGAGCGACTGCTGAGGGCGCACAATGAATGGGCGGCGGCATGGGACCAGTCCGGCAATGAAGAAGAAGAATTTGACTTTGAAGCGCAAGTGAAAAATGCCTACAACCACTATTCAGACGGGCTTTCGCCTATTCAAGTCCGCTGGCGCCTGCAGCAGGAGAACCCCCTCCTGCCGGCCAGGCAGATCGCCCGCGTTCAACGCGCCGCCGAGAGGGCACTCCTGGCGGCTGAAAGCGCTCCGCCCGAGCTGCGCCGGGCCATGGTGGCCGCCGGCAGACAGCAGGCCATTCAGGGCGCCCTGAGGCGCGGGGACTGGGGCTCTGCGCTGCGGGGACTCGACCGGGCCGGGGAGATTGCGGGCGAGCTGCGGGAGTCGGCCGGCTTGTCAGAGGAAGACCTTGTGTTGGTGGTGACGGTGGAGGATCCGGCCCCGCCGCCCCTGCTGGGCGAGGCGAGCGAGACGGGACACGTTCTCACGGGCGAGACCGGGGAGACGCCTGCCGAGCCTTAATGAGAACCCTTGCGGCGCAGTGAGCCTCAGGCAAGACAGGGCCATTCATCAACGATTGCTAAGCGCTTGTGCATGGCGTGCTATTGTTCATGGGCATTCATTCAAGAGCGCCATGCCCGCACCCATTCAACGGCCAACGCCAGCATTCAAGACGAAAGCGGGATGGTTAACGCCTTACGCGCTGGCTTGCGGCTACATGGAGTCCGCCGGAGGCGAGCGCGACGAGGTGACGCTGGAGGCGCTGTGCCTTGACAGGCTGACTTACCGCGTGTCGTGGTGGGAGGGCAACCACAGAAAGGAAGAGCATTTCAGGCTGCTAGTTATGGCGCGGAAAGCGTTCAGGCAGGCAGTCTCGGCGCAGAGCCTCGTAACAAATTGCTAAGCGCTCATCCCCCACAGCAATACGCCCATGCTAATGTGTGGGAGCAATCGCAACCGACAACATGGCCACCACAACCGACAGGTGTTTCCCGTTTACCACCGCCGAGTGGTCTGCGCTGAAGCGCTGCGCCGCGACTATGCGCAGATGGGATGAAGACTGCTGTAATGGCGTCATTCAATATGACGACAACGACAGCAACCCGCGTCGCTACTCCGTGGATCGGTGGAATTCTTTTACCATCCCCGGCCCCGTTGTGGCCGATAGGTCAAAGGCTGCGATAGAAAAAGCCGGCAAGATCGCCGCCAAGCATGGCTTATCTGTCTACCACCAGAGCGACCCACGCGGCTGTGCCTTGTATGTATTCAGCGCCGCGGACCTTCGCGGGCGAAAAATTGACGAATGCTACAGCATGATGGCAAAGCCCGTGCTCTAGCATCTCCCATTCATTGCCATTCATCTGCCATTTATTTATTCATTCAGCCATGATGATTTTAACCACGCAAAACGTCATTCATCGCCACGGGCACGCAATTATTCGCCCGGCTGATAGGTCTTGCTGGATTCTCGTCTCGCCGTGCGGTCGATACCGCTCCCAGTACGAGACGCGCCGCGAAGCTGTCGCCGCTGCGATCGCCGCTGCGCTCGCTCGCCGTCAACGCGAACAGGCCAGGGCAGCACCGTAAATAATTGTTAAGCGCTCATCCCACCGTGCCTATTGCTCAGGCTATTATGTGGGAGCGTTTCAACCGCTGACCCATGCAACCGTCCTTCCATTGCATTGCCAATATCGGCGATGCGACTCCGCTTGTCCATGGCGGCGCTTTCGTTATGATCGATCGACGCGGCGCGTATTGTCCTGAATTGTTAATCTTGGAACCCTACGGTTCCGACAATTACAGTGATCCTACAAACTGGCGCCTTCACACTGTTCAATGCAAGCGCCTGACTGTAATTAAAGCCAGCGGCTTTGGCGCCCGTTTGTCAGACAATCCATTCCACGTTAACACAGCTACGTGGTGGTCTGGCGATCTTTCGCCTTTCGCTGAATACATAGGCGAGTCGCTAGAAAGTATAGCGCGCAGGTTTGCGTCAAGCGGACCGCTTGACAGGGCTTTTTTGTATCACGATCTTTTTAACTATCACGGCTCCGCTAACTTTGACGAATATCCGCGGGAATTGAATAAAAGACAGGCTAGTAATTTTTGCCGCGCCATGGATCGCCAAGTCAAGGCCACAGGAAAGTGGGCGGACGGTTACGGGGTTAACTTCGCTTGACCGCCCCGCAATTCCGCGCTAACTTTTCATTGCCCCACCGCTTCTCCTGTTATGTGGTTTGATCGTTTCGACATTGTGGAGGCTCATTACTGGTATTGCTCCCATTATTACAACGGCATGGGCTCCGGGCTTTACGCTCGCCTCTGCCGTATTGGCAAATACTTTCGACCTGCCCCACTCAGCAATGGGCCAAGCACAGAGAACGCTTGGCGAATTTACAACGCCTTAGAGATTAAGGCTGGCCGCAAGCGCACACACTACAGAGTGCTTCCCACGGGCGAAGCCCGCCTAGCCTGAATCCCTCACCGCCCCATCGCTTCGCGTCATCATGGAACCAACCCAAATGTTGCTGGCTATCTCACAGGCTCCCATTGTTTCACAAGATACGCTCCGCTCTGATCACCTATGTTCGGCCCTGATCAGGGAGGCTGACAGGCTGGAGATTGAGCTTGACCGCGACTTATGGCAGCCTGCCGCCGCAATCGCCGCCCATGGCAGGAAGCCTGGCCAAATTTGCTTGAGCCTCCCGCCAAAGCTGGAAGAGATTGGCAGTGAGATAGTGCAGGAGCTGTTCACAGAGCTTAACTGGCACGCGCCTAGTGGCTGCAGCTTGGGCGAGTCAGAAGTTGACGGCGCACTATTTCTGTGGGAGCTGACGCCTGAGGCGCAAGCGGAGGCGATTAACGCTGACCCGGCGTCAAGGTTTGAGGCGATGACGCTAAGCGTCCCCAGCCATTGGCTATCAGCCATTGTCAATGGAGATGAATCTAGTTTCGATTGCTATGGCGACGCAGGGGATTACAGGGCGTATAAAGCGTTTAGCAAGGGGGAGCTTTCCGGCGGCTGGAGCGTTACTAGCACGGCGGAAGAGTCCGAATTCTCTAAATCGCATGACGCTACCGGCTATGGCGTGCTGGCGTGTGACGTGACAACTTGCATTGCGATGCGCCTAAAGCCGGAATCGGCGCGGCCTGCCGCTTGACGGGAACGATAAAGGAGGCTATTATGAGGGAGTCAATCGCTCCCCTCTCATGGCCAACCTGACCGCTCAGAGCCGTAACGATGCCCAGCCGTGGAACCACTACGAAACCCGCGACGAGCACGGCCACCCCCTCCAGGCCGGCGCCGCCATCGGCAGCAGAATCTACCATCCACGAATGCGCGGATGCCTGTCCGGCGCTACGCTCGGCCGCTGCTATAGCTACGCGCTAGCTTGCCCGCTGCGCTAGCGACCCGCGCCATTCTCCGCCCCGATTCGTTATAGAAACCGGGGCGGGGTTGCGGTTTCGTGTGGGCGGGGCGGGGTCCCCATACCCCCCACACCTCCCACCCCTAAACCCCTTACATAAAACGACACCACCCAAAAGCAATAGGGAGGGGCAGTGGTCCGTTTTCAGCAGATCAGCCCGCCTTTTTTTCTACGGCCCCAGACTCAAAATTAACAATTAGCGGATGCTTGTCTTCCGGCGGATCGCAGGGGTCAGCGTTCGCCTCCTGTGCAATGATAATAGCCAAGCAGCCAAGCGCCTCGCAGCGAGACAGCCCGCTATTTGCCATGGCACCAGTCACTGCGTCGCAAAATGCGACAATGCGCTTTTCCTGCGGCCTGTTTATCTTGCCGGTTGCGGGGTAAAAGGCTTCGCGCTCGCCTGATGCCATGGTGCTTTCGCTAACCCAAAGATGATAGCACGCCAGGCCAAAAACCGGGCTCGCCTTGAAGGATTTTGATTTGCTTGCAATGTTCCGCAATCCTGGCGGCAATAGCCTTTCTCCGTCCGCGCTCCAAGAATGCCAAGCGCTCCGCTATTCGAGCCCTTTGCAGTCCGGTCAGCGGCCGAGTTTCGTAAAATTCCGGCATGGCACTCAACAGTAATTTTTCTTCCAAGCCTCAACCTCGGTCCGCTCTCGGTCGCCGAGGGCGCCGATGCACGCAAGCGCTTTTCTATGCGCGTGGGCAGCTTCGATCATGTCGATAAACTCGGCGTCTGCCTCGATCTCGCCGGTAAAATCTTTGCCGGCCGCAAATGTGGCCCGGCGAACTGCAGCGGATCCTGCGCCAAGAATTTCGAGCCTCTTTTCGCTTTCCCTCGGCCCCCACTCCAGGCCGCAAAGCCATTCGACAACTTCGGGCGGCGGAAGATAGGTTGAGGCCATGAAGCCAAGGACGCGCTTGCCTAGCCTAGCAGGCGTGGCGCGTTGCAGCCTAGTGTTTCGTAATGGACTTGCGGCTGACGGGCCTCGTCACGCCGGCTGGATCAATGACCGCAACCTTGCCGGAAGAAGGCAGAGCGCCATAGTGGTACGGCAACTTCCAGCCTGGCCGGCCGTCAACCTTGACGAAGGTGTAGGAAGAGGGTCGATCCATAAGACAGCGCCTTACTCGCTTCCAAACAATAGCACGCTCTACCGCCCGACGCCATGCTAAAATTTGATTTTCACAGCAGCCCATGGCCAGCCTTGAGGAAACCCTGGAAGAGCGCGGCAAGCGTTACGGCAGTTTTGCGGAGCATTCGGCGATCACCGACGCGCTGAAAGAGGCCGCCGCCGCCAACACTCCGCACAAGACAAAGCTCGCGCCTGATCAGAAAGAAGCGCTCGACATGATTTTTCACAAAATCGGTCGCATCCTTGCCGGCGACCCGGACTGGGCTGATAGCTGGCACGACATCGCCGGCTACGCCAAGCTGGTCGAGGATCGCCTGAACGCCGAGCAGGCGGCCGAGGCGAAGAAGACGGCGGCCCGAGCCGCTGCGGGCGATCCATGGGAGCCCCGCGCCCCCGTCGAGCTTCAGCTTTTCGACAGCAGCAACATTATCGAGTATTCGCATTTCGGCAAAGCAAGCGCCGCCTCGCATTCCGAAATCTGCTTTTGCGTGCCGCCGGCACAGGAGCGCAGGTTTCCATCGGGCGCCCACGGGCGTCCCGTCGAACTCCATGACAGAATTAAGGTTGCCTGCGACCCGGCCGGCCGCCCGATTAAACCACGCACTTATTTTGTGGTATCGGTCGAGGAGCTTGATGGCGGTTGCCAGCGCATTTGCGCTATTCCCGAGCGGTACTGGGTTCTGCGCAGCGACTTCCGCGAAGCGCTGCGCCGGGGGGCAAGCCTCGATCTCCGCAAAGAGCTTTGGATGCTGGAGCGCTTTGGCTATCGTCGGGGCTGAGCGACGATGGCGCAAGCGATTCTTATTCTGGCATTTTCTTTTTCTTCGGAGTTGACTGCTGTGATTTTCCATCCCGACCCAACCTGGCCTGAAATTGCCGCGCTGGCGATAACTTGGCTGCCAGTGCTGATTGTCTCCGCCGCAATCTTCCGCCTGGGGCCGCCGGACTGAGCGCAGCGGCAAGCCAGCTAGGCGCTCACGGGCGAACGCTCGTCCTACGCACCCAGAATCGACCCTAAATCAAAAAATCTAACAAATCAGTAGATTTGGTGGTCGGTAAACTCTCCGTTCGCTCCCTTGGTTAGATTAAACTTTCCAAGGCAAAGATACCCAAAGGCGTCGAACGCATGATCGACGCCTAATTTTTTGTTTGGCATTCGCGTCCCTTCGGCGTACCCAAGCGTTCTGAACGATTTAACAAGCTCGCGGCAGCGCGGATGTATCTTTGTATGCACTTCCCCATCGGCAGTGCGAAGCGCTGCATTTACAGCGCGGATTTTATCGGCAGTATTGTAAGGCGCCTCTGGCGCGTAAACGCGCAATCCTGCCTTCCTGAGGATTTGATGGTCACTTACGCCAACGCCAGACGTTTGCTTGCGTTTGCCGGTAGGGTCCGGCAAGCCATAAATTACGCGCCTGGCACCATCGTCGGACTCCGCTAATTCATTTACGCCATATTTGTCGTTAACAACCTCCGCCAAGTCCCAGGTTGTCGCATTTTTAAGCGTTATTTCGTCAAATACGCGCAATTCGTAAATTTTCCCGTTTTTTCTGATGATATTGGCGCAAATTGCCGTTAAGGGATCGTTGTTAAAGTCGATTCCAATGTAAAGCGGCAACCTCTGATCGTCGCAAATCGTAGAGTCGATGTTGTCCATTGAAAAACAAGGCACAACAAGCCCTGTATTTGACTCAATCTTCGCTTCATACTCCCTGGCAAACACTTCTGGCGCGAGCGTGCGCCGCGCTTCTTCAATTTCGGCCGCTGGTATGTTTCCGCCTTGCAGCGACGTGTATTCATAAAGCGACCACTGCAAAGGGTCAAGCCGCTCAAGGCCGGGATCAGCCATTTCGGCGTCTTTGAGCAGCAAAATTGTCTCGTAAAACCAGCCTGCGGTGCCTTCCGGCGACGGAGTTGTAGTAAAAAGCCCCCAGCCGCCACGATCGGAAAGCGCCGGGCGAATCACGGAGCGCCACGTATATTCTTGCTGGAATGCGCATTCGTCCATCACCACGCCGGATAACGCTGGCCCGCGTAGCGCGTCGGGATCTTCCGAGCCTTTCAGGTAAATTGCGGAGCCGTTAATCAGCTCAATCTTGAGATTGGCTTCATTCTTTTTTCGCACCCAGCGTTCTGGAATAATGCGCTTGTAGGTATCCCACGCAATGTCACGCGCCATGCGATATGTTGGGGCGACGTAGTAATAGTCGCCAACAATTTCCGCCGCGCCTCGCAACAGCTCGACTCCTCCAAGCACGGTTTTCCCCCCACGGCGCCCCGCAAGCACCACGCGAAAGCGCCGCCGATCCTTGAATATCTGACCCTGGATTGGCCTCAGCGAGACCCGATTCTTGCCGGCAAGAAAGTCTCCGCTGCGCCGCAATGTGGCCTGGGCTGACATTGGCTACCTCCTGCCGGCTCAGTGTAACCCGTGCTCGCTGACGCTGGCAGGCTATGCTGGCCGCAAACGCGCCGCCCCGATGGCAAGCACCCGAGTAAGGCTAAGGAACGTTAATTACAACGACA